TTAGACATAGGGGCAGAATTAAGGCAGAATAAAATCTTACCAAAATATAAATACTTTCTATAATGTAAAGTTTTTCGTGTTTTGACAAGTATTTATAGGAAAATAAATAAATAAAAGAAATTTTTAGTATGGCAACAAACAGTAAGGTTTTTGTTTCACCAGGCGTCTATACTTCAGAAGTTGACTTGAGCTTTGTAGCACAAAGTGTCGGAGTCACTACTTTAGGTATTGCTGGAGAAACTTTGATAGGGCCGGCTTTTGAACCAATCTTTATTACAAGTTTTGATGAATTCCAAACCGTATTCGGTGGGACTTCACCTGAAAAATTTGTTAATACACAGATTCCAAAGTACGAAGCCGCTTATATCGCAAAAGCATATTTACAACAATCTAACCAATTGTTTGTAACTAGAATTCTTGGTCTATCAGGTTACGATGCTGGACCATCGTGGTCTATCACAACTGTGGCAAACGTTGACCCAACAACAATTGGTCAATGGTGTTTAAGTTCGGTTACTGTTACCGCAACTTGCGAAACAGTTTGTGTTACACCAAAAGAATTATCATTTACCGTAGCATTTACAGGTTGTACAAACGACTCTAGTACAATTAGTTATCAGACATCATTCCCATCTGAAATTGAGGATATGTTGTTAACACAATATGAAGAGTTTAACGGTAACACCTCAACACTAAATGATCAAATTCAGAATTTAGTATATAATGTAATTACAAGTTCTAACCCTTCTATTGCGGAAGATCAGCAAATTGCATACTTCGGGTCTATTGATACCGATGATTACAATATACTAAGTGGTTCAGGTTTTAGTGCAGAAACTAACGTATTTGAAGTTCCTTCAGTTTCATTAGATATGACTGACTTATTGTCTCCATTGAATGACTCTTGGTATTACGCATTATTTAACACTACAGGTAATACAAATTATTCAGGTTTCTCATTCTTCACTTATGTGTCAGGTTTAACATCTTATTTCCCTAACCCAACACCTACGCCAGGAGCAACATCATCACCAACACCGACACCATCGGCTGCTAACCCGTGTATTACACCATCACCTTATACATCACCAACACCGACACCTACGCCGGTTAATATTGATTGTTATTCAGGCACTATTGTTGGTAAGTTATACTATTACACAGGTACATCTTATGTTGACTATGATAATGTCGTGGTCGGTACATTGAGATCAAGAGGGGTTTCAACTTACACTACTGATAATAATCCTGCTTTTTCAGTAACAGGAACTTCAGACGTAACGTTGAATATGACAGGTCAATACGCTAGTGTTCTTAAAAACCCATACCTAACATTTGGAGTAAATGTTGTGGATAAATTTGGGACATCGTTCACATTTGAAACATCTTTTACTCAAAATGACCCTGAGTATTGGACTAAAGTATTTGGTATCACTAACTTCCAAAAACCAAGAATTGAAGTGCCGATTTATGCTGAGGAGGTATTCCAATCGTTCTTAAATTACTCTTGGAGAAAAGGTTACATCAAAGGTTTAAATCCTAACTTAATTGCTTTGGAATCTGCACAAAGTGGAGATGCAAACTCAATTGGTTGGTACCTTGACAAATGGCAAACACCGGCATCCCCTTATGTTGTATCTGAATTAAGAGGTAACAAAGTTTACGATTTATTTAGATTCTATACAGTATCCGATGGAGACGCAGCAAACACACTAATTAAGATTTCAATTATTAATCAAACATATAACAACTTAACGTTTGATATATTGATCCGTGATTATTTTGATACAGATGCAAATCCGGTAGTTCTTGAGAAATTCACAAACTGTACAATGAACCCATCTGAAAACAACTTTGTTGCCAATAAGGTAGGTACATTAGATGGTGAATATATATTGAACTCTAAATACGTTATGATTGAAATGAGTGATGATGCTCCGATTGACGCATTACCTTGTGGATTTAACGGATTCAACTTTAGAAACTACGCAGGAGCTAGTTCACCATTCCCAATCATTAAAGGTAAGTATGATTATCCGGGTGAAGTAATTTACAACCCACCATTTGGTTTATCGTCAGGTAATGACAATTCATTAATTAGTTCAGGTGATAATGTAAGAAGAACTTACTTGGGTATATCTAACAGTTTAGGTTGGGACACGTCTTACTTTGAATATGTTGGTAAGAGAAACCCGATCAACACTTGTGATATTGATGGTTTACCATTTAACTACAGATCGGCTGGTTTCCATATGGATGTAAATGCAAGTGGTTTAACAATCGGGCCTGAGTTCTCAACAAGTGGTGACCCAAGATTCGTATGTGGTAATTCATCATTTATCACTGATCCAGAATCACCAACAAACGCATACTACAGATTATTCGCTCGTAAGTTCACATTGTTAGTTCAAGGAGGATTTGACGGATGGGATATCTACAGAGAGTGGAGAACAAATACAGACCAATTCCAAATAGGTAGAAGCGGATTCTTAAGAGGGGCTTGTCCTTCTACAAGATACCCTAACGCTACAGGATGGGGAGCATTTAAAGAAATCTCTCTTGGTGACGGTACTCAAGATTTCGCAAATAGTGACTACTACGCATACTTGTTAGGTCAACAAACATTTGCAAACCCTGAAGCAGTTAACATCAATGTATTTGTAACACCTGGTATTGATTACGTTAACAATAGTAACTTAGTTGAGTCGGCAATTGAAATGATTGAGTTCAACAGAGCGGATTCACTTTATGTGTGTACAACACCTGACGTTGATATGTATGTTCCTTCTCTTAACGGTGCGGATTACTTAATCTACCCAACTGAGGCGGTTGACAACTTAGACAACACAGGAATTGACTCTAACTACACTGCTACTTACTATCCGTGGGTATTGACAAGAGATAGTGTTAATAACACTCAAATTTACATCCCACCAACAGCAGAGGTTACGAGAAACTTGGCATTAACAGATAACATCGCATTCCCTTGGTTCGCGGCGGCGGGTTACACTCGTGGTATTGTTAACTGTGTTAAGGCTCGTAAGAAGTTGACTCAAGAAGATAGAGATATTCTTTACGTAGGTAGAATTAACCCAATTGCAACCTTCTCTGACGTTGGAACTGTAATTTGGGGTAATAAAACTCTACAGGTTAGAGAGTCTGCTCTTGATAGAATCAACGTAAGAAGATTGTTACTACAAGCTCGTAAATTGATTTCAGCTGTGTCTGTAAGACTATTGTTTGAACAAAACGACGCACAAGTAAGACAAGATTTCTTAAACGCGGTTAACCCAATCTTAGATGCAATCAGAAGAGATCGTGGTTTATATGACTTTAGAGTCACTGTATCCAACGATCCTGAAGATATTGATAGAAACCAATTGACAGGTAAGATTTATATCAAACCAACAAGGTCGCTTGAATTTATTGATATCACATTCTACATTACTCCGACAGGAGCATCGTTTGAGAATATATAAGTTGGTTTATATTCATATGAAAAGGGGGGACGGAAGTTTCCCCTTTTTTATTTATGGGGATATTTATCTATTAAAATATAATATGTCTTCAGTTTATTGCTCAACATGCGACGGTACCCAAGAGAGCTGGGTTAATATCGGTGATTTACCATTTAATTATCCTAGTCTAACACCAAATGATTCATTCATCGTAGGTAATGGGTTTGATGACACTGCTCTATCAACAGTAATCCAATCCGATAATAAAATAATAATTGGGGGTTATTTTACTGAATATAGTGGAGTCTCTTATGGTAGAATTATTAGGTTAAATACTGATGGATCAATAGATGAAAGTTTCGTCATTGGTTATGGGTTTAATGAGGTTGTAAGAACGATAGAATTACAACCCGATGGAAAAATTCTAGTTGGTGGGGAGTTTAGAGAATATAGTGGTGTTTCTTATAATTATATAATTAGATTAAACAACGACGGATCAATAGATGAAACTTTTATTGTTGGTGATGGATTTGATTCTACTGTAAATACACTACAACTACAACCTGATGGAAAGATATTAGTTGGTGGTTTCTTTACAAAATATAGTGGTGTTTCTTATAATAATATAATTAGATTAAACAACGACGGATCAATAGATGAAAGTTTTATTATTGGTGACGGATTTAATCAGGTTGTTCTTACAATTGAATTACAATCGGATGGAAAAATATTAGTTGGTGGTAGATATAATGAATATAGCGGAGTATCTTATAATAATATAATTAGATTAAACAACGACGGATCAATAGATGAAAGTTTTATTGTTGGTGATGGATTTAATGAAATTGTTTTTTCAATACAACTACAACCTGATGGAAAAATAGTGGTTGGTGGTGAATTTGAATCATATAGTGGAGTATCATATAGTAGAATTATTAGGTTAAATACTGATGGTTCTATTGATAACAGTTTTGTTATTGGAACTGGATTTGATGATGGCGTATATTCATTAAAAATATTATCAGATGGAAAGATAGCGGTAGGAGGATATTTTGGAGAATATAATGGTACGACAAGTCCGAAAATTGTTTTATTAAATAACGATGGGTCTTTATTTAATTTATATATTGGGACTGGTTTTAATAATACACCTTATAGTATATCCGAAACAAATAATGGTAATATTTTAGTTGGCGGTGAATTTACTCAGTTTAACGGAACTAACTCAAATTGTATAATAATGTTAGACATTAATTTAAGTTTATCGTCTTATAGAACCACAAATCAACTTTGTGTTTATCCGATAAATGGATTTACATACAATGGAAATTTGGTTTTTGATTCATTTAATAATCAAATATTATATAGTTCGGTAGTCACAATACAATTACAGTCCGATGGTAAAGTGCTAGTTGGTGGTGATTTTACAAATCGTATTATTAGA